TATTTGATCCTAACGGCGTTGCAGAACAATGCAGTTATGCAAATGGCGGTCAACTTTCTGTTTGTAATGCTGAAGTATGGAATAGTTATGGCAATATAATTAAAGGTATTAAATGGTTAACACAACCTGACGCACCACTTGCTTTTAGACCGGATCACTGGTCTTGGTCTAAAGTTAAATGGATCGCTGGTTTTATCGGTGCAACCATAACTAATAAGTATGATTATAATACTCGTAGGACTATCGAATATAGTTTAAGATCTCGTAGGCTACTTAAAAAGTTGATGAGAGAAATAAACATTGACTTTCATCATAATGACTGTGGCATATTACACATATATAAAAATCAAAAGTCTTGGGATAAAGCACAACGAACTTTAGATAGATTTAAAGATACCGGTTGGGGTAGAGTTAAAACAAAAACCAATCTTATAAAGTATAATATTAAATCAAATGATGTGATAGGTGCTACTATTACAAAAGGTGATTCAGTTGGCGATATACATGCTTTTTGTACTGCGTTGTCAACTCATATGTTATCTAGTAAAGAATATAATTATAGTTTACGTGTTAATAAAATTGTTCGTAATGAAAATGAAGTGTTTTGGTCAAATCCAAGAGACATGGCAATAAGTATTGAAACTCTTAAAAAAGATTATGACGAAGTTATAGTGTGTGCAGGCGCATATACAAAAGCTTTCTTACCACACTTGAACATATATCCAATTAAAGGTTATTCTATAACATATCAAAATGCTTATGAAGCTCCTACTATATCTGTTCTTGATGACGATAGAAAAATTGTGGCTTCACCGTTTGGTAATAATGTATTTAGAGTTGCAGGTACGGCAGAACTAGCTGGTTGGAATCATGATATAAGAGAAGATAGAATTAAACCTTTATCCGATTGGGTAAAAGAAAATACTTTTGTTAATAAAGATGATTATCAAAAATGGGCATGCTTAAGACCAATGACACCAAATATGTTACCTGTTGTTGGTAAAGTAAAAGGTCTATGGGTTAATAGTGGTGCCGGACATCTAGGTTGGACTATGGGAATGGCTCTTGCAGAAAAATTAACAAAGGATATATAATGGAAACAGAAATGTTAAGTCAATTTGTAACTCAACTTGCAATGTGTGAGTTATTATCAGCGCATAGTATAATAACACCATCACTATCATTTGAATGTTTACAGATTGAAAACTTTATAAAAGAATCATATTTTGATAATAACTATGATGCATTTATAAAATGGTGGGATGCTACAATAGTTCCTGTCGTTACAGAATTACAATCAATGGTAGAAAAAAATGAATCCCTTTGAATATTCTAATGCAATAAATTACACTAAGAAGAATATTATGGTAGATGATATAGCTGAAAAAGCATATTCATCATACATGATTAATCGTCAGTTATCATACTTTCCTGATACCGTATTAGCTGCAAATGAAATGAATCGTAATCATCATATTGATAACCGCCTTCAATTTGATTTTTTTATAAATATAATTAGAAAACGTAAAAGGTTTTCTAAATGGTTTAAACCAGAACAAATTAGTGATTTGGATGCAGTTAAGAAGTATTATGGCTATAGCAACGAAAAAGCGCGTCAGGCTTTAACACTTCTATCCACTGAACAAATAAATGAATTAAAGAATAAGGTGGCCAAAGGTGGAAGAAAATAAGATTGTAGAATGGAACCCAAGCAATATGCTTGAGGTAACATTAAATGAGCCGGACGATTTCCTTAAAATAAGAGAAACACTTACAAGAATTGGTGTAGCATCGCGTAAAGATAATAAGCTATATCAATCCTGTCATATACTGCACAAACAAGGAAGATACTTTATTGTGCATTTTAAAGAGTTATTTTTATTAGACGGTAAAAAATCAAATTTAGAAGAAAATGATGTTGGACGTAGAAATACTATAGCAACATTAATGAGTGATTGGGGATTATTAACTGTAGAAAATAAAGAACAGTTACAGCCTATAGCACCATTAAGACAAATTAAAATTATTTCTTTTAAAGATAAAGATCAATGGGAATTATGTCCAAAATATAACATTGGTAATGGAACAAAATAAAAACAAATCTCGTGCAAGTAGAATACAAAAGTCTGTAGCTGCTCGAGCTCGGCGTAAAATAGTAAAGAACATTAAGTTTTATACAGAATTACTTAAGTTTAGTAAACTTAGATCTTTACGAAAAAAACGTAATAAAATGAAAAAAAAATTAATATTACCTATGTACTTTTGAAAAAAAGATACTATATATATTATAGGATGCCGAATAGTTCGGGTCCGCTATAACAAACCTTGCTTAATAGGAGGATACTATGACTGGAAATTTTGTTTTCCCAAGGAACGCTTTTTTAGGTTTCGACCATATTTTCGATGCATTACAAGATATACATGTACATGCAAACGATGGATACCCACCACACAATGTCGTAAGAGACGGTGATCAGAAGTACATCATCGAGATGGCTGTTGCCGGTTTCAATAAGAAAGACATTGAAATAAAGGTAAAGGAACATATCCTTACCATCAAAGGAGATAGGGATAAACGTAGAGAAGCAGATGCATACGTTCATAAAGGAATTAGTGGACGTAAGTTTGAAAAGTCATTCAGACTGTCGGAATATACCGAAGTAACTGGTGCCGATCTGACTGATGGAATATTAACTGTCAAATTAGAAGTGATTCTACCAGAAGAGAAGCAGCCTCGTACAATTAATATCAAATAATTTAACGAGGATTAAAATGACAACTATGACTATCACTGCATATGCATGCAGTTTCTGTGACGCAGTAGCGTCTTTCACTAAGAAAGTATACAAGAACATTAAGTTTGGCATGCAAATGTCAGCAAACCAAAGAGTAGCAAGAGAGTTAATTCATTTAGGCTTTCACCAGCAAAAAGAGTTCAATCAAATTTTGCAAAGAATGAATGATAAAACTATCGATGAATATCACGGTAAATACTAATGTGGCCGTATACTGACGAAGAAAACGACTACTTATCAAAATAAAGAAAGGCGGGTTCTTCCCGCCTTTTTTATTATAAATAGTAATTTATTAGGAGGTCAAAATGAATATAGAACAGTTAAGAAAAGAACTTGAAGTGGATGAAGGAGTAAAGTATGAAATATATAACGACCATCTCGGGTATCCTACTTTTGGTATTGGTCATCTGGTCAGGGATAATGATCCAGAGAGTGGCGAACCGGTTGGAACACCTGTCTCAGAAGATAGAGTCATCGAGGCATTCAATCAAGACGTTGAAACAGTGCTTAGCGACTGCAACATACTATATGACGACTTCAGCGACTTGCCAGAAGAAGCCCAACTAATCATAGCAAACATGATGTTTAATCTCGGTAGACCAAGACTTTCAAAGTTTAAAGGTATGAAAGCTGGTGTAGACGCTAGAGATTGGAAGAAAGCTGCAGATGAAATGGTTGATTCTGCATGGTATAGGCAAGTACCAAATAGAGCTGGCAGACTTGTAACTCGAATGAAAGCACTAGCATAATGTCAGATTTAGATTTTGATTTTGGTTTTACTGCTGTAACTGAAGATGAGTTAGAAGCAGTACAAAAAACTAAAGTATCAGCAGAAGGCGCTCAAGAAAAACTTGATAAGCTTTATAATGCAATCACACCACTATTAACTAACTTAAAGAAAAATCCAGAAAAAGAGTATATTCTTTGGCCGAATAGGCTAGAAAAAGTAGAAGCATTTGAGGATCATATTCAGAAAATTTATATGAATTAATCCTTTACTTTTACTAAAAAATATGGTATAATAAACTATAATGAAAAATTTTAAAACATTTTTATTAGAAGCTCAAGGAAAAGGTTTAACAATCTTTGATATAGATGAGACTATGTTTATAACTAAAGCAAAAGTAAAGGTAGTTAAAAATGGTAAAGTCATTAAAAAATTGGATAACCAGCAGTTTAACACGTATAAGAAAAAAGCTGGAGAAGAGTATGACTTCGGCGAATTCAAAGACGCCAAAGTATTTAACAGGACGTCAACACCAATCGCACGAATGATTAATAAAGTTAAAGCTATTTTAAAGAACGCTACAAGAGCAGGTTCAAAAGTTATTATTGTAACTGCAAGACCTAATTTTGATAATAAGAAATTATTTCTAGATACATTTAGAAAACAAGGAATTGACATAGATAAAATCTATGTTGAACGAGCTGGTAACCTTGGTGGTGGACCAGCAGCCGATAATAAAAAAGTTATTTTTAAGAAGTACTTGGATCAAAAGATATATAAACGTATAAGGCTATTTGATGATGCAATGTCAAACTTAAAAATGTTTTTATCATTACAAAAAGAATATTCGGATGTTTCATTCGAAGCATTCTTAGCAAAACCAAATGGCTCAGTTTCAAGAGTAAGATAAGGAGAAAAAATGAAACCGTTAAAGCACCTGGCAGTGGTGACACTGTCTTTATTATTCTGTTTTTCAGCTTTTGCAGATAAACTAAAAGTTGGATTTGTATATGTAGGACCTGTTGGAGATCATGGTTGGACTTATATGCATAATCAAGGACGCCTTGCAGTTAAAGAAAAGTTTGGCGATAAAGTTGAAACCACTTTTGTTGAAAGCGTTAAGTATGGTCCTGAAGCCGAGACCGTAATTAGAGCAATGGCCAAAAACGGAATGGACATTATCTTTGCAACATCGTTTGGTTATATGGAGCCAATGTTAAAAGTTGCTAAAGAGTTTCCAAATGTAAAGTTTGAACACGCTACTGGTTATAAGACTAACGATAATATGTCAGTATACTCATCTAAATTCTACCAAGGTAGATATGTTCAAGGCGTTATTGCTGGTCATATGAGTAAAACTGGTAAAGCAGGTTACATTGCCTCGTTTCCTATACCAGAAGTTGTAAGAGGAATCAACGCGTTCTATCTTGGTGCTACATCAGTAAATCCGAAATTTGATATTGATGTAGTATGGGTTAATACATGGTATGATCCAGTAAAAGAAGCAGATGCTGCAAAGGTTCTAATAAGCGAAGGTGCTGATATTATTACTCAACATACAGATAGTCCTGCGGCTTTACAAGTAGCAGAAAAAGCTGGTGTATATGCATTCGGTCAGGCGAGTGATA